CGGACAGGTTAATGACCTCGCAAGACCCTTAGTGGGTATCATCACAAAGTTTTACACAGACCCTAAGAATGAGGAGGATTATCAGAAATGGCTACGCAATGTAGAGGAACGAAAACAAAGAGAATCAACAGACATAAGCTCGCTGTGATTCAAGCATATATCATCATCGGTACGCTGGTACTGATTGGCTTTATCGGTGGTCTTGTCGTAGGACGAGCTACCGCTCCGAAGAAACAAGTTACCGTAACGGAGACGGTTGAAGTTCCTTCCTACGAAGCAGATTTCCTACCAGTAGCCGAAGAAGTTACATATTTCGATGTACCACTATCACACAGCTTACAGAGATATATCTACGAGGTGTGTGCTGACGAAGAAGTTCCCGTGTCTCTCGTTATTGCAATGATTGATAAGGAAAGTCAGTTTAACCCGGAAACGGTGAGCGACATTGGCGATTATGGTCTCATGCAGATTAACAAAATCAATCACGAGACACTGGAAGAACAATACAGGGTGGCAGATATGCTCGACCCTTACCAAAATGTCTTCTGCGGTGTGAAAATGATTGGTTCATACATAAAAGCCTATGACAGTGACTATAACAAAGCTCTGATGGCATACAACATGGGTGACTACGGTGCTAAGAAAGCATGGGAAAACGGTATCACATCCACCTCATACAGTGAGAGCGTTCTTGCTCTCATGCAAAAGTATGAACAGGAGATAACATCATGATTGTTATTGAAACTTTAATAACCATACTCATTTTTATGTGCAACTTAATCATTGTGCCGACCCTCAGAGACACACGCTCTGCTTTGTCTGCATTGAAAGAGGAGGTTATCGACGATGAAGACATGGATTAAGTTCATCATTGGTTGTGCTGTCTTTATTGGAATCATGTGTGGGATATACTTTTTGAGCCTATTCTTGGCAAACCGTATAATCTTGTTTTTTCTTTGGTTTTTTGCCTGTTAACGCAATGGGGGTACAACAATGTACGAAGTATATTACGCATATGGAATGCATAAGGGTGCAACAATTACTTATACCTCTACTTTAGAGGAGGCTACTTCCTTCGTAAAGGCAAAGGTGTTCGAATTATCTCAAAAAGGAATTGACGCACATTGCTATTACGGAATCCGTATAGGAGTTGAAGATGATGAATAAGAAACTTGGTAACGATTTCGAAAAAGAATTGTGCGAAATGCTCTCCGAATGGGGCTTCTGGTGTCACAACATGGCTCAAAACGCCGCCGGACAACCAGCAGACGTTATCGCTGTTAAAGGTAAAACGGCGTACCTCATTGACTGTAAGGTGTGTTCAAACAACCGATTTCCTCTCTCGAGAGTGGAAGAAAATCAGCATTTCGCTATGGAGTGGTGGAAACAGTGTGGAAACGGCGAGGGTTGGTTCGCGCTCAAGGTCAACGATGAAATCATTATGATACCTCACTTTTCAATGGTAACTCTCTCTTATGAGAAGTCAGCTTTGAATCTGACAGATATTCGAGAGTATGGAACGCCGCTGGGAAGGTGGTTGAAGAAATGTATGCCCGATTAGAGAGAAAGGGTTACGATTGCTGGGGTAACGAAGTTGTACCACCTACTAAAAGAAGTTCAGATTGGCTGGACGAGCTGTTGGGAGGTGAGTAGTAAATGAAAGATTGGAAAGGAAATCAAAAAACCACATTCGTTTGTTTAGGTGCGTCCAATCACTCATTAACCGAACGAGAAGATAATGATTACTATGCGACCGACCCCAAAGCGTTGGAATTACTGCTCGACATAGAAGAATTTGACCCATTTATATGGGAATGTGCTTGCGGTGAAGGACATTTATCAGAAGTCTTAAGAAAACGAGGGTACATCGTCAAATCTACTGATTTGATAGATAGAGGGTACGGCAAGGGTGGAGTTGATTTCCTACGGACACACGAACAACACAATGGTGACATTATCACTAACCCACCATATAAATACGCTCAACAATTTATAGAACACGCTTTGGAGATTGTCCCCAGCGGACAAAGAGTTGCACTATTTCTCAAATTGACTTTTTTAGAAGGTAAAAGTCGCAGAAAGATGTTCGAGCGTTATCCGCCAGAATTTATATATGTATCATCAAGCCGATTACAATGTGCAAAAGGTGGCGAATTTGAAAAATACAAACAGGGTGGCGGTACAGCGGTGGCGTATGGTTGGTTTATATGGCGAAAAGGATTCACTGGTGAGCCGAGAGTGAGGTGGTTTAATTGAGAATAGCAGTATCTAACACCCTAACGGTCACAGACCCTACAAAAGAAATGCTGATGTGGTGCAAGAGAAATCTTGTTATCTCTAACCCCGAGTATGCCAAGAAAGCTCGTATGGGCTTTTGGCTCGGAGATACACCTAAAACATTGTCACTGTTTGAAGTCCGAGGAAATGAGCTGGTGCTTCCTTTTGGAGTGCTTCGCTCACTACCAAGAGAGGTTACAGACAATGCAGTGTTTGAGAGCGATTTTAAGCCTCCACAGGCGATTGATTTTCGAGCTGATGTTCCGCTCTATAACTACCAAGAAACTGCCGTACAAGCAATGATAGCCGCCAAGTATGGAATCTTACAGAGTGCCGCCGGGAGCGGTAAAACGCAGATGGGCATTGCCCTCGCCGCAAGGCTGGGACGCCGTACATTATGGCTCTGTCACACACTCGACCTTATCAAACAGAGTAAGGAACGAGCCAAGCTCTATATGAGCGAAGACCTCATGGGTACAATCACGGAAGGAAAAGTCAATCTCGGTAAGGGAATCACCTTCGCCACGATTCAGACGATGTGTAAGCTCGACCTTGCACAGTACCGGGACTACTGGGATTGCATAATCACAGACGAGGTACACCGGGTCAGCGGCAGTCCTACCGCCGTGACACAGTATCAAAAAGTGCTGAATAGTTTATCGGCACGACACAAATACGGTCTGTCAGCAACGGTACACAGGTCAGATGGAATGATTAAAGCTACCTACGCCCTCGTTGGTGAGGTTGCCTACAAAGTCCCGGACGAAGCTGTGGCTGACAAGATTATGAAGGTAGGTATCTACCCTGTGGGTACAGGGGTGCAGATAAGCCGGGAAGCCCTTAACACGGACGGAACGCTGAACTACACCAAGCTCATTACCTATCTTACCGAAAACACAGCCCGAAATCAGCTTATTGCAGATTCCATTGAACAGAGACCTTCTCTGATTCTGTCGGACAGGCTGAATCACCTTGAAACATTGATAAGTCTTCTCCCGGCTGATATGCAGAAGGACGCTGTGATGATAAGCGGCAAAATGACAACCAAAAAGGGCAAGGCTGAACGAGAACAAGCTCTTGAGGACATGAGGAGCGGCAAGAAGAAATATCTCTTTGCTACCTACTCTCTCTGTAAAGAGGGATTGGATATTCCACGATTGGAACGTCTTTATATGGCAAGCCCAGTTAAAGATTACACAGTCGTTGTTCAGTCCATAGGCAGGATTGCTCGTACTTTTGAAGGAAAAGCAAAACCTATTTGCTATGACTTCGTAGATGATATTGCCTATCTCGTGAAGTCTTATAAAAAGAGGTGGTCGCATTACAAGAAAGTGGGGTGTTACTTATGTCAAAATCACACGGAATGAGCCACACACGGTTACACAATATTTGGTTGACAATGAGACAACGTTGCCAAAATCCTAATTGCTCCGCATATCACAAATATGGTGCAAAAGGAATATCAGTTTGTTCAGAATGGGAAAAGTTTGAAAATTTCCGAGACTGGGCATTCAGCAATGGTTATACAGATGTTCTCACCCTCGACCGAATTGATTTCACTGGTGATTACGAACCTCGTAATTGTAGATGGGCTACGCAAAAAGAACAACAAAACAATCGAAGCAATAATGTAATGCTTACCTATCGAGGTCAAACGAAAAGCATTTATGAGTGGAGTGAAATAACAGGTATCTCCCCAAGAGTGCTTTATGACCGTAAATATCGAGGTTGGAATGTAGACCGTATTTTCTCGCAAAAAGTACGAGGAAGGAGGACTGCATGAGAATAGTTACCTATGACTGTGAAGTCTTTGAATGGAACTGGTTGGTTACGTTCAAAGACAAAGAATCCGGGATATATACCTGTATTTGGGACGATAGCGAAGCTCTAAAAGCCTGTTTGGACGATGATACCATCTACATCGGTTATAATAGCAAACATTATGATTCTTACATCATTAAAGCTATTGTGGCTGGTTTGTCAAACCAAGAGGTAAAACAGGTTAATGATTACATCATCGCCGGAGGGCAAGGCTGGCAGTGTCCACTTCTCGATGGTATCTACTTTCGTTTCAGTAATGTGGATATTCGAGACGATACGCAACAGGGTCTATCCCTTAAAGCTATCGAAGGACACCTCGGTATGTCGGTTAAAGAATCCAGCGTACCGTTTGACATTGACCGTCCTCTCACTCCGGAGGAAAAAGCCGAGACGGAGTTCTACTGCAAGCATGACGTTGACACCACCGAGAGATTGATTGACATTCGTAAGGACTACTTGAAGAACAAGATTAACCTCGGTCGGCTGGCTGGTCTTGATGAAGTCAAGGCAATGGGTATGACGAACGCCAAATTGACTGCGGCAATGCTGAAAGCAACCAAGAAGCCGCACGATGATGAACGCAAGTATGTCTACCCGGACAATCTACGAAAAGAGTACATACCGCCGGAGGTCTTCGCTTTCTTCGATAGAATGTATGACCTCTCTATTTCGGACAGCGAACTTTTTAAAGGCAAGTTCAATCTGAATATCGGTGAGTGCCCTGTGACACTCGGGTACGGCGGTATTCACGGCGCGATCCCGAATTTCTTTTGGGAGGAAACCGAGGATAGAGGAATTTGGAATGAGGACGTAGGAAGCTACTATCCACACCTCTGTACCATCAATGGGTACACGAGCAGAAACATTCCGTCTCCGCAGATTTACGAGGACATTCTCGAGCGCAGAATGAAAGCGAAAGCCGCTGGCGATAAGCACACGGCAAATGCTCTAAAACTGGTTTGCAACACCACCTACGGCTGCTTGCTGAATCAGTACAACGACCTCTATGACCCTCTCATGGGTCGCTCAGTCTGCATTTCCGGGCAGTTATATCTACTTGAACTTGCGGAACACTGTTATCAAGAGATTAAAGAACTGCGAATTGTCCAGCTCAACACGGACGGTATCATGGTCGAGTGCAATAAGAAGGACTACGACACACTGACCGCAATCTGTGCTGAATGGCAATCTCGTACAGGCTTTGACCTCGAGGAAGATACCGTTATCAAGATAGCGCAGAAAGACGTAAACAACTACGTTGAGGTTCAGCCGGGCGGCAAAGCAAAAGCCAAAGGCGGCTATCTCGTGAAGGGTATCGCTCCGACTGGTGCTTTCAATATCAATAACTCCTGTGTGATTGTGGCTACTGCTCTCAAGGAGTTCTTTGTGAACGGAACACCTGTCGAAGACACCATAAATAGTTGCGATGATATTTTCCAGTTTCAGATTATCGCCAAAGCCGGGGCGAAGTACCGAGAAGCCTATCATGTGGTGGACGGTGAAAAGCAGTCCGTTCAGAAGGTGAACAGAGTGTACGCCACAGCGGACGAGAGATACGGAAAAATCTTCAAGGTGAAAGCCGAGGACGATTCCGAAGCGAAAATAGATTCTCTCCCGGAACACTGTATCATCGACAACGATAACGAGCTGTCCATTGACGAGATAGACAGAAGTTTCTACATCGCAATGGCGAAAAAGCGAGTTGACGATTTCAAGGGTATCAAACCCGAAAAAACTAAAAAGCCAAGGAGGCCAAAGAAAATGGCAACTACTACCAAGACCACAAATGTATATCAGAAGCTCCTTACTGCAAGGGCAAAGTTCCTTGAAGCGAACGTGGAGAAGACAGGAAAGAATATGCACCTGTCCTTCAAATACTTCGAGCTTGAGGACATTGTACCGACCGCTATCCGCATTTTCAATGAGGTTGGTCTTATCCCTGTGGTGAACTTCACCGCTGATGTTGCAACCATGAACATCATCAACACCGACAACCCGGAGGAATCCGTATCGTTCGTTGCTCCGTTCAATCAGATTGCTCCTATCGTGAGCAACGCTGGCAAACAGGCTACAAACGAAATGCAAGCTCTCGGTTCTTCCATCACCTATATGCGCCGCTACCTGTATATGATTGCGCTGGACATTTGCGAAAGCGATTCCATTGACGCAAATCTCGGCAATGGTGAGACTGCTTCCGCTCCGGCGGCAGAGAAGAAAGCTCCGGCTACTCCCGAGCAGAGACAGGAAGTGAAGGAGAATCTGACTGCCCCGGCTGACAATGCTTCTGCTTTACAGATTAAGGGTCTAAAAGCAGTTCTCAAGAAGCTCAAGGACGCTGACCCGAGTAAGGAGGAACTGATTGCGAACATCGCAGTACAGACTAAGGGATTCACGGAGATTACCAAGTCCGATTGCGAGACGTTGATTCAGAAGATTACGGCAATGCTGGAAGGAGGGGCTAAGTAATGGCAGACATTACGTGGCTCGAGGGCAATCGTATTCAGATTGCCCCTCCTAAGAAAACCAAGAAAATCACTGGTACTCGCTTCGCTACTATCCTCGGTCTGAATCCGTGGAGTACCCCGTTTGAAATGTGGTGCGCGATTACCAAAACCTATGAGAAGCCCTTCGAGGACACTATTTACACGGTCGCTGGTAAGACCATCGAACCGAAACAGGCTCGTTACATGGAGCAGTCCTACGGCATGGACATTGTTCGCCCTTCCGATGTGTGGGGTGAGGACTACTTCAATAAGACATGGGGAGATTTCTTCCCGGAGAGCAAGCACCTCGGCGGTATGTGGGACTATCTGATGAAGGGCGAAGACGGCAAGACCATCGAAGCTGTTCTCGAAATGAAGACCACCAAACGTGCGGAGGACTGGCAGAATGATGTTCCCGAGTATTACGCATTACAGGCGGCATTGTACGCTTACCTGTACGGTGTAGACAATGTGATTATGGTTGCTTCCTTCCTTGACGAGAAGGACTACAAAGACCCGGCGGCATATCAGCCGACCGCAAGCAACACCATCACTGTTGAGTTCAAGGTCTCCGAACGCTACCCGGACTTCACAGACAAGGTAGCCGCTGTTGAGCAGTGGTGGGCTGATTATGTCGATACTGGTATCTCCCCGGAGTATGACGAAAAGAAGGACGCTGAAATCCTTGCAGCACTCCGCACCAACACCCTGTCTCCCAAGACTGACATTGAAACTCTGATTGCAGAAGCCGAAGGTCTCAAGAAGGAGCTGGACGAGATTTCCGCTTCTACCGCAGACAAGGAGAAGCGTCTCAAGACCATCAACGACATTATCAAGGAACACGCTATGGGGCAGTTCCGTGACGGTGACAAGAAGGTCGAGGTCAAGGGTTCTACCTATGTGTGGACTGTCTCTCGTTCCGAGACTACCAGCGTTGATAAGGACGCTCTGAAAGCTGACGGCTTGCTGGATAAGTACAGCAAGAAATCTGAAACCTACCGTATGACGGTTAAATAAGGAGGACAAATTCATGGCAAACAGTAAGGAACTGACCGAACAGGTCATGGAACTGCATAAGAAGCAGACCGAGGAAATGAAAGCTCTCGAGGAACAGCGTGAGGAAGCTCTCAAGGTCGAGAAGTACGATGAAGCCGCTGTCGAGCTTCACAATATGTATGACAGCTACATTAAGGCTGGTTTCACCGAGGAACAGGCATGGAAATTGACGGAAATCGTCTTCACCAACAGTACGAAAAAAAGGAATTTTTAAGGAGGATAAACACTATGTATGTAAATCCGTTTTGGCTCGGAGTAGCCGCAACTATCATCGTTGAAGTGGTGGTAATTATCGGCATTTGTATTATCGCCGGAATAAAAAACAATAACAAGGAGGATAAGTAAAATGGCAAGAATACCCATGACAAGCGGTTTTGTAATAATCCCGGAGGGGGAATACGTTTTCCGCATTTATGACGCAACCTATGACGAGGATTTCGGTCGTATCGAAATCAAGCTGGTAAACGCACAGGGCGCAACTCACACCGAGCGTTTCTCTATCAAGGATAAGAATGACGAGTACAACGAAAAGGCTCTGAACGCTTTCTCCTACTTCGCTAAGACGGCTATGAACGACTACACGATGGAGGACATTGACCCGGAACAGCTTATCAATCACTACATACGTGCAGAGGTTGTTCACACCAAAGTCCCGAGTAACAAAGACCCGAACAAGGAAGTCACTTTCGCAAACCTCGGGGACAAGTCTCCGGCAGACGGTTTCGATACCGAGCCTGTCGCTCGTGCGCTCACTCTCGGTAATGGTAATAACGCCGCTCCGAAAGCTGCACCTAAAACACAGACTGCTTCCGCTCCGGCTAAGACTGGACTGAATATTGACGCACTGTTGAATTAAGCAATCAGCCGGGAGGGGCAAGCTCCTCTCCCGGATTTTTAATAGGAGGTGTCGCATGACAGATAATGTCAATCACCCGGCACATTATGAGACCGGGAAATTCGAGTGCATTGAGGTAATGCTCGAGACACAGGGCGTGGAAGCTACGAAGGACTTCTGTGTATGCAATGCTCTCAAGTACATCTACCGACACAGGAATAAGAACGGTGTCGAGGACATTAAGAAAGCCGATTGGTACTTGAAGAAGTATCTCGAATTGGCGAAATCACAGGAGGAAAAAGCATGACTATCAATGAGTATCAGACTGAAACTCTCCGCACTGCGGCTGGCATGAACCGCCCGAACAATGACGAGATTCTGCTCAATGGCGTTGCAGAACGTATTGAGAAATTCAATAACCTCATGGGTGACATTGTTCCCCCGGAGGTCAAGAAAGACCTGTTAGATGAGGGCTTCTTCACCGCTCCGGCAAGCACCAAGTATCACGGGAACTACGAGGGCGGTCTGTTCGACCACAGTTACATGGTAGCTCGCTACCTCAAGAAGCTCACGGAGGAGTGCCGTCTTGACTGGCAGAACCCTCGCTCACCTCTGCTGGTTGGTATGTTCCACGACCTCTGTAAGATAGACAACTACCAGCACCCGGTCATTGCTAAAACTCTCGGCGGCGAGGAAATCAGAGACGATTACAAGTGGGAATACGCTACGGACACTCTGCTCAAGGGTCACGGTGATAAGTCGGTTATGGTGCTGGCACAGTATTTCAAGCTCACCGAAGAGGAAATCATGTGTATTCGCTATCACATGGGAGCGTTTACCGACAAGGAGGAATGGCGAGATTACACCCGTGCCGTTCACAGATACCCTAATGTACTTTGGACACATCATGCAGATATGATTGCGTCCCATGTAGAGGGAGTGTAGACATGAAAGCAAGAATCCCGAATTTCATTCAGAAGATTGCCAAGATTAAGGAAAATGAGAGCTGCTATTAAGGAGAAATGAGTGATGATTAAATTTGAGAAACCCGAGATATGGGGCTGGGAACACGCTATCCGAGGAATGAGAAATCCTCTCAATAGCTGGGAACGCTCTGACACCGTATTTGACGGCGACAAGCTGTGTCTCGGGGAAAACGATGTTGACCTTATGACCCGGCTTATTCGTGGCGGCGCACCTCACCGCAAGTTCCTCCGTCAGATTTTCGTATCGGTGGACATTACCGCTCCTCTCTACTGGTGGAAGGAGTTCGATACATACAAGGTCGGCACGACCGCCAATTCCTGTTCCACCATGCACAAACTGACCGCAAAAGAGTTCACCATTGAAGATTTCAGCTTTGAGGACTGCAACAGATGGACGAAAGATGTTGTCTGCTCCTGCATTATCAACGCTCTCAACATGAATCGTTTGAAGTACCTTGAGACCAAGGACAAGAAGTTATGGCGACAGATGATACAGCTCCTCCCTACGTCCTACAATCAGAAGCGAACGGTCACTATGACCTACGAAAACCTTCTGAATATGCTGGAATATCGCAGAGGTCACAAGCTGGACGAGTGGCGTATGTTCTGCGATTGGATTCTCACCCTCCCTTATGGTTCGCTCTTGAAGGAAGGTGTGGGTAATGAACAGAGCTGAACGGCGTAGGCAGAAGAAAGCCGGAATTAAGGTACAGAAAGAACCCACTCTGAATCTGAAAGTCAGTGATTTCGACCACATGGTCTCTCATGCGGAGAAGTCAGCCAAGGAAAGAGCGACAGCGGCGGCAATCCACGAAATCGACCGACAGATTCTTGAGCATGACGAAGCCTATTCTCTCGACATTTACACAATGGTGCTGTGGACGCTTCATGTTTACCTCGGGTTCGGTAAGAAGCGTCTCGAGAGATTCTACCGGGATATGTTGAAGGAACACATTCACATGAGGGAGGTCTACGAAATGGACGATACCTACCCGGAACGCTACAAACTCAAGGAGCTTTGCAATGTCGATGTGGGAGCTCTGAATAATGAATTTAAGGAGGTTATACACAATGTATAAGTTGAAGAACGTCAACGGCAGAGTGAACGCTCTGCTCCGCACCGGGAAGGACTTTGTAAAGAACAACCTCTCCGTGTCTGCGGCACAGCATATCATTGACACTGGTAAGCCGATGGAATCTGACAATCCGGACTACCCTATCTGTATTGACAATCAATGGTATTTCGAGGGTGTCAAGGTCAAGAAGACAGCAAAGAAAGCCCCATTGAGTTCCGTGTATGAGGAGGACAAGTAAATGAGCCGAACTTATTACTCCGAGTATGTGAATCATTGTCTGCGATTCTATACTCGACACGGCAAACCGAAGTTCCACTCGGAAACAGACAAACATAACTGGGCGGCGTGTGACAGCGCACTCAAGTCGTTCTCCGATAATGACCGAGCAATGCTCCTATATATCTATCGTGAGGGTGATACCGTCCCGGATAATATTTATCAGTTGGCGAAGACCAAAGGTATTTCACAGGACAGCATTTGGAAGCTCGTAAATGAGCTGGAAAGAAAAGTGGCAAAACGGAGGGGTCTTTTATAATGGTGAACTACGACAATATTCCCGAGGAATTGAAGAAACTCGACCAGTGGGTGTGTGCGAATGATGGAAGCAAAGTCCCTATGAAAGCATGGGAGAACGAAGCCGCGTCCTCCATCAACCCGGAAACATGGTCTGATTTCGAGACTGCTCTCGAATCGTACAACCAGCACTATTACGACTACTGCGGTTTCGTGTTTGCGGACAATGGATATGTCGGGATTGATATTGACGAGGGGTACGATGAAGACGGTCTTATGAGCGTCCTCGGGGCTGATATTGTCGGTAAGTGCCACAGCTATACGGAGAAATCCCGGAGCGGGTGTGGATTCCATATCCTACTCCGTGGAACTCTCCCCTTCAAGGGCAAGAACAATCTTGCTGGCGTGGAGATTTACAAGGCGGCTCGCTACTTCATTATGACCGGGAACACCCTTCTCTACCGAGAAATCATCGAGAATCAAGAAGCGATAGATTATGTGGTGGAGAAATACTTCCCGGAAGCACGAGAGCCCTCCGATAAGGTGGTTGTTTGGCGAAATAAGATATATGTCCCGGTATGGGAAGAACCTGTCGTGAATGGGCGTGTGAAGCTCCGTCCAGTCTATCCAAGAATCCCGGACGGAAGCCGCAATATCTGTCTCACCTCCCTCGCTGGTATGCTCCACAACCAAGGTTATTCCAAGTCACAGATTTATGAGGAGCTGTTGTACGCCAATACGGTTGCCTGTGACCCACCTCTTGATAGGAATGAACTACGAACTATCTGCAACAGCGTCACGAGGTACAAGCGATGAAGATTAAATGCTGTAAGGATTGCGTAAAGCACTTAGACACAAAAGACGATAACTTATACAGAAAAGACAAAATTTTATCTTTTAGGTATTGACATTCAATCTTGTATGTGCTGTCTTATAATCACAGCAGGGCAAGAAATTATTCAATAAAGATTAAGGAGAATTTTATCATGGAAGTTATTAGAAACATGACTATTGACACCGAACTGTTTGAACTGGGAGACATTATCTCCTTCACACTCTCCACAGGAGAGAAGGTTAAGGCGAAAGCCATTCGTGAGACCCCAAACGGTATGCTGTTCATCACTGTTGATTGTCTCAAGGACAAACAGCCGATGTTCAAGACCACAGACAGAATGGGTAGTATGGAAATCAACTATTTCAACTCTGACCTTCGCCACACTCTGAATAGCAAAATCTTTGATACCTTTCCGGAAGAAATCAAGAGCCGCATGGTTGGTATGCGAGTAGGTCAAACGAACTGCTTTGATATGCTTCGTATTCCTACCGAACGTGAAATCTTCGGAGCGAACCCTTACGGTAAGGACGAGCCTGTATCTGTGAGACGCTTCTACGGCATGGAGAACCGCCGTGAGCGTATCGCTTTCCAAGGCTCGGAGACAGGTACATGGAAATGGTACTGGTTGCAGAATAAGATTGAGGGTTCCGCTTCCTGTTTCGCTGGTGTCGGCATCGACGGTGATGCGGGCTACGGCGACGCTTCCCATTTTAATGGCGTTCGCCCGGTCTTTCTCTTATCCTAAAATCTCGCTCCCCCTTGTGGGACGAGTTCAATAAAGAACGGAGGTGAATGTCGTGCAGACAAGATGTGAAAACTGCAAGAAAAGATGTGTTTACCACGCTTACCATCTACATAATCAATGCTGCTACGCTTCGAGGTGCAAAACCTCAAAGTGTTACTGCGAAAATATAGAAAGTTATCCGAAAATGGAAATCCGACCGATAACCTTCCGACAAGCGTGTGATTTTGTCGTTGAACATCATTACCATAGTCCGACAGAAGGAGGTATTGGTTGTAATTTTTGTGAAGGTTTTTATATCAATGACAAACTGGTCGGAGTGGCGATGATTTGCGGCAGACCTGTCGGAATAAAGCCCGATAAAGAGTTCACTTGTGAGGTGAACAGATTATGTACTGACGGTACTGACGGTACATACAATGGTTGGGCAATGCTCTATGAAACGTGTCGCCAAGTGGTAAAACAAAACGGTTATAAAAAACTCATCGTATACATTCTTGAATCCGAACGAAATGAGACCAAGATGGTCAAGGAGGGTGATAAATAATGCAAGAGCTTTTTGAGACACAAAATGGTCGTGTCATTATGGACGAGGATTTATCTTCAAAGATGTACCTTATCAAGCAGTATCACCCGGAAAAGGCTGACGAGACTTCCAGCGGCTTTGAATGGAGTGAAATGGGTATGGCAAACCTGTTTGGTTTGCTCTACTCTCACGAAGCTCGCTACTGCCCGGAACACAAGAGCTGGTACACCTATCACGAGGGAGCATGGCGTAAGGACGAGGGAGCGATTCTCGTGTCCGAGAAGATTAAAGATTTCGTCCGTCTGATGATTCTCTACTGTGGAGAAATCGAGGATGATGATACTCGAAAGTCCTATATAGGGTTCGTCAATAAGATGGGTGACAGACGTATGCGAGACAGAATCCTCAAGGACGCAACAGGTGAGCTTCGTATCTCTGCTGTGCAGTTTGACGCAGACCCCTACCTCATTAACTGTCTTAATGGTACATACGACCTTCGAGACTTCTCCTTTCGGGAGCATAACTGGGAGGATTTTCTCACCATGCAGACAGCATTTAACCATACTATCTCCAAAACGATTAAGTGTGAACGCTGGGAGAAGTTCATCAAAGAGGTCACACAGAATGACGAGGACAAGGCGGACTTCCTTCAAAGGGCGTTGGGCTACTCCATGTTGGGCATGAGCAATGAGGAGTGTATGTTTATTCTCCACGGCAAGACCACCCGTAACGGTAAGTCTACTCTCCTCAACACCATTGAGACTATGCTCGGTGACTATGCTAAGGTAGCCCCGGTCGGTATGATTTGCCGTGGAGACCGTCAGAAGGACGCAGAAGCTGCCAGTCCTACCCTCGCCGGGTTGAAGGGTAAACGCTTCGTTACAATGTCCGAGAGCAACGAATACGGCAAGCTGGACGAGGAGAAAATCAAACAGCTTACAGGCGGCGAGGAAATCTCCGCTCGTGCGCTGTATCAGTCGGCAATCACATTCAAGCCGCAATTTACGTTATGGCTTTCCTGTAACGACCTTCCTATGGTGACAGACAAGTCCCTGTTCGCTTCCGAGCGTATCAAGGTGATAGAGTTCAATCGCCACTTTACACCGGAGGAACAGGACACCCATCTCAAGGACGAGCTGTGTGAGCAGTCCAATATGAGCGGCATTTTTATGTGGCTGGTGCGTGGGTATATCCACTACAAGGAACGTGGACTTGTAATGAGTGGTAGTCTGAAATCGGTTGTCACCAAATACGAGCGTGATAACGACCTCGTATTGCAGTTTCTTGAAAGCCGCTGTGAGCGAGTGTCAGAAACAGATAACGAGTACGGCACTCGAGATAAAATGGCAGTTATCAAGGCAAAAGACTTATACAACGCTTTCAAGATTTGGGCGAAGTCCGAGGGTGCTTATATTCTGTCGGCTCGTAAGTTCAATTCTGAAATGGAGCGTCACCCGGAGTGGTTCGACAGGAAATCGACCTCGAGCGGATATGCAACCTATTGTGGTCTAAAATTGAAGGAGGTGCTGTAATGAGCAACTTAAAGATTTTTACTGATAATATTGAGCCCACAGCTCTAAATCAGATTTACACCCTTATCAAACAACCAGCGTTTGCAGATTGCAAGGTTCGTATCATGCCCGATGTTCATGCTGGGGCTGGTTGTGTCATTGGCTTTACGGCTGATTTAGGTGATAAGGTCATTCCGAACATCGTTGGTGTTGATATTGGTTGCGGTATGCTAACCGTGGAACTTGGTAAGATTGACATTGATTTTGATTATCTTGATAAGACTATCCGGGAAGATGTACCGAGTGGTCGTGAGGTGAACGAGACCCCTGTTTATCCTACCGAGGTGATTGAAAATCTTCGGTGCTACAAGGCACTCAAAAACCCAGAACGACTGGTTCGTTCCATCGGTTCTCTCGGAGGTGGAAACCATTTTATTGAGATTGACACAGATTCCGAAGGTGTGAAGTACCTTGTGATTCATACTGGTAGCCGCAATTTGGGAAAACAGGTTGCCGAATACTATCAGAATCTTGCCATTGAAACCATGCAAGGTAAGGACGAACTCATTGCTATGCAAGAGAAACTGATTGCCGACTATAAGGCGCAAGGGCGTAAAGCAGAGATTCAGAAAGCGATTACCGAGCTTCATAGAAAGTTCTCTCCGAACCCTCTCGGGATTCCGAAGGAACTGTGCTACCTCACAGGAAAGCACCGGGAAGATTATCTCCACGACATGAAAGCGTGTCAGCATTTTGCGGCAATCAACCGATATGAAATCGCAAATCGTATCGTCAGCAGTTTGTTCGGAAGTGACATCGCCTACTGGGATTTGCCGATGTTCGAGACCGTTCATAACTACATTGAGTTTGGAACGAACATAGTTCGCAAGGGGGCTATCTCTGCGAAAGCTGGTGAAAAGCTCCTCATTCCTATCAATATGCGTAACGGTTGTATCATCGGTGTTGGTAAGGGTAATAATGATTGGAACTATTCAGCTCCTCATGGTGCTGGTCGAGTAATGAGCCGCAGTAAGGCTAAAGAGCTGGTTTCTCTCGAGGAGTATAAGGATTCCATGAAGGGTATCTTCACTACCTCTGTCAGCCGTTCTACCATTGACGAAAGCCCGATGGCTTACAAGACGATGGAGGAAATCATCGCCAATATTGCGGACACCGTAGAGGTCGTGAACATCATTAAACCTGTGTACAATTTCAAGGCGAGTGAATAAGGAGGTGCTGTAAATGACCGATAAGAAATTTACTGATGAAGAAATTATAAAGGCAATTGGAAATTTATTTAAAAACACAGATGGGATATATGAACTCACAATCCAAAAAAGTACAAAAGGGGTATACGGCGAGAAACAATATTATTGTATTCCCGAGGGCGTTTATAACCTCATTATGCGGCAATCCAGCTTTATCGACCGCCAAAAGACAGAAATTGAGAGATTGAAATCAGAATTATCAAATATGAGTGAAATAAAAATCGAAGCATACAAAAAATTTGCGAAGAAGTTGAAAAAACGCTATGACAACCCTGTTTGGTATTTAGGCGGCTCTAATGGCTTTTTTGATAATCTCGACAGCTTTGTAAAAGAAATGGTTGGTGAGGAAGAATGATTGCTTTCGGAGATTATTTTTATTTCATGGCAAGAGATGTGGAATACATCGAAGCTCGGAAATGCAATAGCGTTCCATACTGTTGTTTAATGAAAAGACTGCAAATACTATTCTGTTGACAATGTATTATTAGGGAATGTATGCGCAAGATTATTTACTGTATTTCCTATGGACGAATATGATTTTTGTAGTTACGAAGAAAGGAAAGATGAAGAATGAAAATCTATTTTGAAACGCATATGAAAGAGTTGCCAAGAACTTGCTTAGATTGTGATTGCCAGTGGTGTCGTAAACCTTGTAAAAAAGGTGTTTACGATTATATACTAAAAAAGAAATACACAAAACAAAGACACGAAAACTGCCCCTTAAAAGAGATTTTTTAAGCACCCTTTATTGTTAAAATAAATAGAGAAAGGAAAGATGAGGAATGAACAGATGTAGTGATTGTAAATTTTATAACGATTGCGAATTTGCAGATAATTATAACTTCTGTGATGATTGCGCTGACGGACAATTTTGCTTAATTCGCTCTGTGTCGTGTAAGGCAGGCTATGACATTGAGTGTAACAACGGATTTGAGGAGAAAATTAAATGACCGATAAGAAACTAACAGATAAAGATGTTGTAGATGGCTTGGAACGGTGTATAAGCACTACCACCGCTGAGGCTTGTGAAGGGTGTCCTTTTAATAAACAAAATTTGTGCAATAAAGACCAATATGCATTAGAGAGGTATGCCCTTGACCTCATCAACCGCCAAAAGGCTGAGGCTGATAGTGCAAAAGCAAAAATCAAGATTTGTGCAGAAGTCATAGAAAGACAAGACGCAGAGATTGAGAGGTTAAAGAATAGAATAAGCGAACAGAAGGCATATACGGCAGATTTGCAAAACAAGATTGTAAAATTAAAAGATTACAACGAAAATTTGCTTGCCGCAAATACGGGTTTGTCAAATGAAGTTCTCGAATTCAAAGCAAAATTTGACGATTTTATTACTAATCTCTTAAAAGAATTGGTTGGTGAGGAAGAATGAGAGTGATTTTGTTTAGAGGTAAACGGACAGATAACGGCGAGTGGGCGTATGGTGTGCCTACGAAAGATAATCACGGTGAAATGGTTATGGTTGAAAGCACATTCGAGTGTGAAGAATATAATTGCTGTGGTGCAAATTGCTTGTATGTTGATGAAAATACTGTAGGACAATACACGGGAATGAAAGATAATAATGGGAAACCTATATTTGAAGGAGATATATTAAAACTCGGCATAGGAAAAACTCGCTTTGTGTTCTATGGAGTTTCAAGTTTCAGGCACACAATATACAACGGATATGCAAAAGAATTTGATTTCAAAGATAAAGGGTATCAAGTTATCGGAAATATACACGACAACCCCGAATTGTTAAGGAGTGATACAGAATGAATTGTCGAGATTGTCTGCATTTTAAGGCATGTTATGAAATGGCGACAGCAAATAATGCGGATGAGTTTAACACAATGTTCGCTGAGAAATGTGAAGATTTCACCAACCGTTCCGAATGGGTACATTTGCCAAGTGACGAATATACCTTTACTGTTCGCGGTGATATTGCAAAGGGACTTATTATTTCAAATTGTCGAGCAGCAGAAAGTAGTGGAAGGATAAACAATGGAGTGTACAGAGAAAAATATTGACAAGAATAAATTGTTGAAATTCTCGGTAGACGCAGATAATCTAAATCGGATAAGTATTTATCAAAAACGACATTTACCAAACTATCTGAAAAAGATTGAAAAACAATCTTTTACAAATAAGAGTTATTCTTATTATTACAAGTAGTTAAAGTAGTTGTTCTTAAGGTTTTGCGTGTAACTTCCTCTATATAGAAAAATCCCTATATATAAAAGTTATACGCAAAAACCGATTTTCAGCTACTTTAACTACTTCTAAGATTATAATAAGAAGAATTTTAGAAAGGAGACTGAAATGGATATAGATAAGCTATTAGCAGACAGTTCCGAGGAGACTGTTGCGACTAAGGAGACTGTTGGAAAGAAAGAGACGAAGCCTAAAAAGAAAGGTAAACCGAGGGGCGGCAACTCTCCTGTGATTGGTATGAATGGATTCAACCTTGACGCTGGGGATAATGCAAAGTTCTTGAGCGTTAACATGGAACTGTTTCATATGCCAAACATTGATATGGAAAGTGTATCGGAGGTTCAGCAACGACTTTCCGACTATTTTACGTTGTATGCGAACGCTGATATGAAACCGACTGTTGCCGGTATGGCTATGGCGTTGAATGGCATGAGCAGACAGACTTTGTGGGCTATTACTCATAATGCTCCAACAGGAAGTACAGGGTATAAGACAGCGTTGCCGCCGGGCGTGACCGACCTCATTAAAAAGGCGTACTTTTTGCTCGAAAATTTGTGGGAATCCTACATGAACTCCGGCAAGGTCAATCCGGTAGCTGGTATCTTCCTTGGCAAGAACAACTATGGCTACCAAGATAAGACCGAGTACGTTCTCACACCGAACCAGCAGAACGACAACGACTATTCCGCTGAAGAAATCCGAGAACGCTACATTGCAAGCGACCAACAGAAACGACTTTCAGCAAGCGACTCTGACAAAGACACGAACGACTAACGACTTTCGACTATCAACTATCGACTATGCAAACCTGCTCCGAGAATTGGGCTGAGATTTCAGCTTGATTTTCGGGGCGGATTTTTTTCACAAAATCGTGCGGATTTAGCGGGTATCACTTTAACGCTTTACCGCAACAGAGCAAACAACAGGAACACGGAAAAATTGCGGTTGGCGTTTGGCGTTTAGTGTTTGTTAAATGATGTGTATAACTTTTTATAAATACGCGCGTATATAGAGGAAGTTATACACACTGTTTAATGTTTGCTAAATATTTTTATAGTTGTAAGTAAAAGGACGGAAAAATACAAACACGAAAAAGTGTAAAAATTTTAAAAAACCTATTGACATAGACACGAAAACGTGTATAATATAAGCATAGACACGAAAACGTGTAACATGAACGGAGGTTATATAATGGAAATCAATATTAAAACACGGGAACAAAAAGAATTTGAAGAATGGGCGGCGGTTCTCGTTTCTATTTGTTCCACACTTTCAAAAGAGGAAAGAACACAAGTTTTTAATTTTGCCGTATTTCAACATAACAACAAGGAGGAATAAACAACATGAAAATATATGATTTAATCCCTACGGACGGCCGGAAAAGTTTTTACGGCAAAGCTAAAGTTTTTATTGAGGACGACGGAACAGAAACGCTTTACAGCTACAACACGCCGATTATTAAAAGGACGGCAGCCGGGGAGCTTGTGAGAATGTGGGACGGCTGGAGCGCAACAACGGGACGACACATCACCGCATTTTGTGGAATGCACAAAGCCGAATACATAAAATTGCCCGTGATGGGTTGATATAAAGGAGGATAAAATAAAATGAAATTCAAAACGACAAGAAAAGCTATTGTAAACGGTTCAAATAATATCGTTTGCGCTGGGTATTGTGATTTGTGGCATTTACTCTCTAATCATTCCCCAATAGCTTATACATGCGGCGTGTATGGATGGAATTTCGACGTATACGAAATAGACGGCTTGACAATTTGTACGGGATATAGAGGAATGCCGGGGAGACGGGCAAATAACATTGATATATACGAGAAAAAAGCCCGCGAAATTATGAGCTGGGAAAACAAAAGCCCATACGAGGAAAAGCAAAAACAGCTTGAACAGCTTTTGCATGAATTTATCAAACAAGCGTAAAACGGAGGTAATATATTATGAATAACCGAATACCGCGCCTATTTTCACGGATAACGGGCGAAATGCTTATTGAAACATCGGAAACGCGCCCCGGCGATATAATCCGAGTATATAAAAATGATACGGGTTATCTCGCATACAATCCGCGGACAAATCGCCATTTTTATATATTCGTTTCTATGTTGCGAGATTCTGAAATATTCAAATTAAAGGAGATTTTACAATGAAAAATATTGATACTATCATGGGAGAGCTTGCACAATATACCCGGCTGCAAGAGGAAACCGCCATCATCATTGACGGGTTAAAAGATGAACTTAAAAACATCATGCGAGCGCAAAATACCGAAGTTTTACAAGGCACTGAACACAAAGCAAGTTATAAGGCGGTTATTTCATCCCGTATTGATACAACGGCTTTAAAAAAAGACGCGCCCGAAATAGCCGCGAAATATACCCGAACAACGAAAAGCCGCCGCTTTTCGTTCACATAATAAAGGAGGTTATATATTATGCGTAAAGTGTCCGCAACAGTTATTTATAAAGATAATACACTTTATAATTTAACAGTAAATCATAAAGGGGTTTTAATCCCTTTAGTAACATACGATGAAATAAGCGTAAAGCACCCATCCGAAAAACGCACGTTTCAAACAATGTATAAATCAATATTAAAAATACTGAAAAACAATAATTTCTATTGCGGTTATTATAAGGATTTTGGGCGGCGTTGGTATGATATACAGTTTATTAATTTAGATAACCCGGTAAATATTGAAAAATTCGGAGCGGAGGTATAAATAATTGGTATTATTATGTATTTTGATTTTTCCGTTTGTTGTGTTGGCTAATTTATTAGAAATGAATAACTAATTTTACAGCCCCGATATATAATCGGGGCTTTTTTCGTGCGTGTACCGCTGCCCGGTAAACGTAAAATATAATCAAGAATAGACGCCCGGAGCGAACGTGTCCCGGGCTTGTGTCGTTCGTGGGCGTGGGTTGTTCGGTTGTTCGTGTCGTTGTGTTCGGCTTGCGTTGTGGGGCGTTTTCCGTGGCTTTTGTGCGTGAATGTATATTTTGTATGGGTTCATCGTTTTTTCGGGCTTGTAGCGGCGTTCTGTGCGGTGTAGGGGTATGCCCGGGGGGATTGACAAGGGGGAAAACCGAGCAAGGGAGTATGCCGAGTAGCCGAAAAATATAAAAAAGCTCATTTTACACGAAAAAGTGTTGACACGATTATGTGTATGTGATATAATCTAATTATTCAAAGGAGGTATGTAAAATGAAGCCAAATGAAATTGTCAGAGACATTATGAAATTGAGAGGATTTAGCAATCAATCTCTTGCGACAAAATTGAATAAATCCACCGCTTCTGCAATTTCCAATCCTTTATCGAGAGAAAAAGGAATGCGAGTTGACACTTTCATCGAAATGGTTGAAGCTATGGATTGTGAAGTAATCGTCAGAAGTAACTTGAAAGATAAAACAGAATGGCAGATTAATAACGGGTTATCTCAAGAAGAAGTTAAATCCAATCTTGACAAATTACTTGAGGAATAATTTAGTAAACACTAAACGATGTGTGAAACTTTTGCCAGATATGTGCGTTTTGGCGAAAGTTATACGCAGTATTTAGTAAACGCTAAACGGAGAGGAGGATATGTCCATGACGGCTATCGAAACCGTTCGTGCAATCATGAGAGCTAACAGCATATCGTTAGGCGAATTAGTTGAGTATGCAGACATGGGGACGAAATCAAATATATGTCAGCTTTTATCCCGTAATGATTTGAAAGTAGGTACTTTTGTAAGATTGCTCGAAACAATGGGATTTCAGTTGGTTGTGCAAAGCACAGAAAATTCACAGGAATATGTATTAGATTACGAGGAGGTATAAAAAATGACATTTTCATTAGACCAAAAGCTCTATAACATGAAGTTGAGTAGAAAAGATTTGCACGAAATTTGTGTCGATAAAGGACATAAAATTTCATACAACATGGTCTGCCGTGTGTTGAACGAACCGGGTGAGGTCATGTACAAATACAAGAAAATTGTTACAGATGTGATTTCAGAACTCGAATCAAAACGAGGTATCACAGATATTGAGTTCTGAGGAGGTATCTGTATGATTTACGGATATGCTCGTGTTTCTACCAAAGGGCAAGCTCGTGACGGCAACAGTCTTGACGGACAAGCCGCCCTACTCAAAGAAGCGGGAGCAACGAAAATTTACTATGACTCATTTACAGGGCGGAAAATGGACAGACCCGAATTTGACAAACTGAAATCCGTCCTCAAAAGCGGTGATAAGCTCATAGTTACCAAACTGGATAGATTTGCTCGTAGTGCAGCGCAAGGCAGTCAATTGATTGAGTCACTTATCGAACAAGGTATCACCGTCCATGTTCTCAACATCGGTGTTATGGATAGTACACCTACGGGGAAACTCATTCGTAATATCATGTTGAGCTTTGCGGAGTTTGAGCGGGATATGATTGTAGAGCGAACACAAGAGGGAAAAGCTATCGCCCGTGAGAAAGGTATACGAGTGGACGGCAGACCGTGCCTTGACTTGCCGATAGAGCTTTTTCAAAAATTCCGTGAAAAACAAAAAGGCGGCGAAATGACTGTGGAGGAATGCTGTGAGGAGCTTAATATCAGCCGTTCAAGTTGGTATAAGTATCTAAAATGTATTGACTCACAGCCGTGTTAGTAGTATATTACAATTATTCTGTAACGGAGGTCAAAACATGGTTAAGAATAACATTGAAGTTGATGTAAAGGTGAAACTCCTCGAAGCTGGTAAGACACAACAGCATTTAGGTGAGGAAATCGGCACGACAGGTCAGTACATCAACCGAGTAATGAAGAAACCGAGTGGCATAGTCAATGAGACATTCGTAAAAATGATGAAAGCTCTCGGGTACGATATTGTTCTCACCTACTCGAAACGTGAGGAAAAGTAGCTGAAAATCAGTTTTTGCGGTAACTTTTGCTATATATGCGTGTACTAAGAGGAAGTTACACGCAAAACCTTGAGAACAGCTACTTTAACTACTTCTAAAGCGAGAAAATCATCCGTTTCGAAAGAAAGGAGGTTGAAATTATGAACAATTATCAACATTTGTTAGAAACTACATTATCAGATTATACACAGAGAACATACACATTGGGCGCGGGATATTCTTACGAAGATTTGACGGAAGAAGAAAAAACAGCTTTGCATGATTCTGAAAAATATGAAGAATGACTACGGAATCGTGTGCTGGCTGACCGATACAATAAGCGGTGCGAAGGACAACCGCCCGGAACTGGACAAGATTCTCTACGATGGTGAATATCGAACCCGAAAAGGCAAAAGATTTCAGCCGTCCACCATTCGAGGAATTTTATCTAATCGCCCCTTCTATGAGGGCAAATACAAATATGGAGATATGGGCTGGGTACAAGGCGTACACTCCCCCATTCTCCCATTGGAGGTATAGAAATGAAGAAAATGCTATCTATTATGCTTGCCGGAGTGCTTATGCTGGCGGTCTCCGGGTGCAGCACGGATTCATCTGTTGCCACAGTTGAAACATCTGAAACATCTGAAACATCGGAACAACAGGTTATTTACGAAGATGAATATATCAAAGCAACCTATCAAGGAATCTCAAACTCGATTATGAGCGTGTCATTGGAAAATAAATCCAATGAGGAAATAACAATTCTACCGATGGATTCATCTGTTGATGGTGTGATGAAACAATTCACCAGTGGTGTTATCGCTACAATTCAACCCGGAAAAACCTTCAATCAAGGTTGGAATCTCGGCGCAATACCTAACAAAGAGATTGAATTTTCAATGTCCATCTGTGGAAAAGATATGTCAGAACTTGTTAGGACAGATTCTTTGAAAATTGAAGTGAAATAAATGTGGGTGCTGGCGATATTGATATTTCCCCTTGCGGTACTCTATGAGATTGTAAAAATGAATGGGCAGTCTCACCACTGAGGGAAACGAAAACGAAGAAAAAGATTTTAATGATGAGGGTGCGTTATCGCACAGAGATTTAATTCTCTGAACGGTGACGCACTCTTTTTTTTTTTTTTTTTGGAGGAATTTATGAAAGAATTACTTAAAAAAATTCTCGGGCAAATCAAAAAGGCCCCCTCCGAGGTCAGAGCCTATGAGGATTTATACCATATCTGTCTCGAGACACAGAAGACAGACATTCCCCTATCCGTGGAGTATCTGAAAAAGCTGTCGGACATTATCGAGAATCAGATTCCGCAGTCTGAAACAGACAAGGAGCTTCGTTCCCTGTTCATGCTTCACAAGAAGGTTCTGCTTGCTGCTGCTCCTTTTGATTTTGAAAGCTATCTGCTCTATGTCGAATGGGAACGTGAGCCGGACAAGAAGTTCTATGTCCCTCGCCGTAAGGTCATGCACCCTGTCGTACAGGCAATGCAAGATTTGATTGACGATAGGCTGGATTTGCTTACGATTTCCATGCCACCCGGTACTGGTAAGTCCACTCTCGGTATCTTCTTCCTGTCGTGGGTCATGGGTCGATTCCCAGATTCACAGTCCCTTGCTTCTGCTCACTCGGGTATGCTGACACGCTCCTTCTACGATGGTGTGTATCAGATTATCACCGACAGCGAGTATCTGTGGGCTGATGTGTTCCCGGGAGTAAAGCTGGCGGCAACTAACTCCAAGGAAGAAACCATCGACCTTCATAAGAAGCACCGATTCTCTACACTCACCTGTCGAGCAATCAACGCTTCACTGACTGGTGCTACCCGATGTGACAAAATCCTCTACGCCGATGACTTGTGTTCCGGTATTGAGGAAGCTATGAGCAAAGAGCGATTGGATAAGCTTTGGAGTGCCTACACCAACGACCTTAAATCTCGAAAAAAGGAAGGTGCGAAGGAAATCCATATCGCTACCCGATGGTCTGTCCATGATGTTATTGGTCGATTGGAGAATCAGTACGGTGGTGATTCCCGAGCGAAGTTTATTGTGCTTCCAGCATTGAGCGTAGATGGTGAAAGTAATTTCAATTACACCTACGGTGTCGGATTCAGCCGTCGCTATTTCGAGGATATGAGGAACAACCTTGATGAAGCGTCTTTCAAGGCTCTGTTTATGAATCAGCCTATCGAGCGTGAGGGTCTGCTCTACGATGTGGACGAACTGCGCCGATACTTTGAGCTTCCGGCAGAAGACCCAGACGCTATTATCGGTATCTGCGATACCAAAGACAAGGGTTCTGACTACGCTTTCCTCCCGGCGGCGTATGTGTACGGTAATGACTACTACATTGACGATTGCGTCTGTGATAACAGCTTACCGAATATCGTTGACGCTCGATTGGTGGACATACTGCTCCGCTGTAAGGTCAAAATGTGTCGTTTCGAGAGCAATTCCGCTGGTGGTCGTGTTGCCGAGAAGGTTCAGAACGAGGTCAAGAAGCGTGGCGGTATCACTCGCATTACGACCAAGTTTACTACCGCCAATAAGGAGACAAAAATCATCGTCAACAGTGCATGGGTCAAGGAACACTGTCTGTTCAAAGACGATAGCCTGTATAAACGTCAGAGTGATTACGGTCGCATGATGGATATGCTCGGCTCTTACACTGTGGCTGGTAAAAACAAGCACGATGATGTTCCCGATGGAATGGCTATGTTGGCAGAGTTCGCACAAAGTCTGTCCGGCGCAAAAGTGGAAATCTTTCAGAGACCGTGGTAACACAGGTCGTATAAGTTATCCATACTTTCTACATAATTATCAATATATAGTGTGTTATAGTATTGACTTCCACTATATATTGTGGTATCATAGTGTAGTAAAAAGAACAAGTTTGAATAGGTGCATGATTGCACGAGGTAATTTAGACCTCAAGCAGTCATGCACCTATTTTTTTTTTTGTATGCAGAAAGGAGGAAGGAACGTGGCACATCAAATTGACGAGAGCAAGCCGAAATATCTAAGTCAGACACGATTTATGAGCGGTCGGCGCATTATCAAGACCAGCGTAACAGAAATCACGGACGAAAACGTGGTTGATGTTCTTCGTAAGGCTCTCGCTACTCACGAGTTGAACCGCAGTGAGATTGACTACCTGTGGAAGTATTACCGTGGAGACCAGCCAATCAGAAATCGTGTCAAAGACGTTCGCCCCGAAATCTGCAATAAGATTACTGAGAATCGTGCAAACGAAATCGTGTCCTTCAAGGTTGGGTATCTGTGTGGCGAGCCGATTCAGTACGTCAGCCGTAATGGTGGCGAGGAAATCGTTAAGCAGATTAACACCCTCAACGAGTATATGTTCGCAGAGGACAAAGCTGCTCAAGACCAAGAGCTTGTCGAGTGGCAGATGATTTGTGGTACGGCGTTCCGTCTTGTCCTTCCCGATGAACCGGGCGAGGAAGACGAAGCTCCTTTTGAGCTTTACACTCTCGACCCGAGAGATACATTCGTTGTCTACTCTAACGAAATCGGTAACAAGCCGCTGATGGCGGTTAAGTACAGCAAGGACGATAACGAGATTTTCCACTACTCGATTTACACCGAGAATCGCTATTACCTCGTGGACGGAGACATTTTGGTTGAATCCAAACCTCATGCCCTCGACATGATTCCGATTATTGAATATCCAGCTAATAATGCTCGGCTGGGTGCATTTGAAATCGTACTTCCTTTGCTGGACGCCATCAATAATGTTGAAAGTAACCGTATGGACGGTATGGAGCAGTTGGTACAGGCTTTTATCAAGTTCATTAACTGCGACATTACCAAAGAGGAATACGAGGAGTTCTTACAGCTCGGCGCAATCAAAGTGAAGTCTGTTGACGGACAAGCCGCCGATGTTGGTGTAGTCACCACAGAGTTGAATCAGACACAATCGCAGACCCTTAAAGACGATTACTACAACGCAATGCTCACTATCTGCGGTATGCCAAACCGTAACGGTGGTTCTTCCACGAGTGACACTGGTTCTGCCGTGTTACTCCGTGATGGTTGGTCTGACGCAGAAGCTCGAGCAAAGGACAGTGAGAATGTCTTCAAGCGAGCAGAAAAGAAAATGCTCAAGCTGGTTCTTCGTATCTGTCGAGACCTCGGCGGTCTCACACTCAAGTTGAGTGACATTGATATGAAGTTCACTCGCCGTAACTACGAAGCCATTCAGAGTAAGTCTCAAGTCCTTATCTCCATGCTCCAAGAACCTAAGATTCACCCACAGTTGGCGTTCCAGCATAGCGGAATGTTCTCTGACGCTGAATCTGCTTACACCATGAGCATGAAGTATTACAAGGAGCAGCAGGAAAAGGCAGCACAGATTGCCGAGAAGACCACTCCCGATGATTCCGGGGACGATGGTAATGACCCGAACAATAACGATATTTAAGCGGTAAACCGCTGTGAATATAGGCAGAGAAGCCTTAAATCGCAATAGTCAGAGAAGACTTAAACCGCAAAACATTGTCACAGAAGACATTAAAAGACAGGAGGATTCCAACATGGCAAAGATTGACATTAGCAAGATTGACGGCTACGCCGACATGACCCCAGAACAGAAAATCGCCGCTCTTGAAGCGTTCGAGACCGAAGACCCCGATTACAGCGGATATGTAAAGAAGGACATTTTCGACAAGACGGCTTCCGAGCTTGCGGCTAAGAAGAAAGAGCTTAATGAAAAGCTCACCGAGGACGAGCAGAAAAAGCAGAAGGAACAGGAGGAACGTGAGGAGTTACAGTCCAAGTATGACAAACTGTTCCGCGAAAGCGAAGTTTCCAAGTTCAAGGCAAAGTTGCTCGGCATGGGTTATGAGGAGAAGTTGGCTGACGCTACCGCAGAAGCAATGGCTGATGGTGATACCGAGAAGGTTTTCGCCAATCAGAAGAAACATCTTGAGAATGTCGAGAAGAAGGTTCGTGCGGAAGCCCTTAAAGTTACACCGAAACCGACCCCGGACGGAGATTCCAAGACTATGACACTTGAGAAGTTCCGTAAGCTGTCTCCACAGGAGAAATACGATTATTCTGTGAAGAATCCTGAGGACTACAAAGCCCTCTACACCAATAACGATACAGGAGGTAATGAGTAATGGCTCATAAAATTTATGACAACTTCTTCCTCTCCAATGAGGTTGAAGACCAGTTCAATTCCCACCTCGATTTACAGCAGTTCTGTACTGTTGATAACTCCCTCGTGGGTACTGCTGGTATGATTCGCAAGATTAACGTCTACAAGGCTACCAATGGTACTGAAAAGCTCGGTATGGGCGAAGGTAACACCAAGTCCATTGAGGTTTCTTATACTCCGGAGGAGTACAAGATTCTCATGGCACAGAACAAGTTCGAGTATTTTGACGAACAGGAAATGACCGACCCTATGCTTGTTCCGGTTGGTACTAAGCACATGGGTACTGACCTTTTCAACACTGTAAATGGTGACATTTACGGAGAGTTCAAGAAGGCTACCATGGTTGTTCTTGCAGATAAGTTCAACTTCGCCGCTTTCGTAGACGCTGTTGCAAGTCTGAACATTGAAAGCACTGACAATCAGCCGGAGAAGGTTGCTCCTCAGACTTTTGCTTTCATCAATGGTGCTGACACCGCCGAGCTTCGTAAGAACCTCGCAGAAGACATCAAGTATGTGGAAGCATACGCACGTTCCGGCTATGTAGGTACTGTCGCTGGTGTGAATATTTACACCAAGAAGGACGCTACTAAAGGGACAGTCGTAGTTGCTACTCGACAGGCTGTAACGATTTTCAACAAGAAGGGTGTTGAAATCGAACAAGAGCGTGACGCAGACCATCGTAAGAATGATATTTACTCTCGTAAGTATTACCTTGCCGCTCTGACTGACGCTACTAAGGCTGTCAAGGTTTGCAAGGGTACGGCTAAGGTCACTGCGGACACTACCGTAACTAAGGACAAGGTTTACTACGCTAAGACCGACAACGGTTACATCGTTGGTACTCCTAAGTCTGACCCTAAGACCGAAGGTTTCTACGAAATCACTTTTGCCTAAGTAAAGGAGGTGGACAACATGACCGAGGAAGAAAAGCTGATTGCTCTCAAAGCGATGGTCGGTGGTTCGGACAATGACGAAGTGCTGTCCACCTATCTTAAATTGGCTGGTCGTAAAATCATCAATCGAGCATATCCGTATGATTCCAGTGCGACGGAAGTTCCGGCACAGTACGACACTCTCCAATGCGAGATTGCCGCTTATATGCTGAACAAGCGTGGTGCGGAGGGTCAGACCTCTCATTCCGAGAACGGTATCTCCCGAAGCTATGAAAATGCTGATATTCCGTCCTCAATGCTCAAGGTGATTACTCCTCATGTGGGGGTGATTAAATGAAAATGATGGAACGAAACAAGAGCAGATTCTTCTACGCTCTCTACATAGAAAAAGTCCCTAAGACGGACGAGTACGGAAATGTTACAGGGGAATACGAAATCATTCGAGACAATCCAGTGGAGTTTTTTGCTAACATTTCTGCTGCTAAGGGCGAAACAAGCACCCGACAGTTCGGAGAAAGCGAGAGTTATGACAAGGTAATTGTCATGGGGACGGACGCTCCCCCTATTGACGAATACACAGTGCTATGGGTCGATAAAACGCCACAGGTTGATGAAACCGGGGCTTTGGTTACGAACGATGATGGGGAGGTCATTACTCCTCACGATTATATCGTCAAGAAGGTAGCCAAGAGCTTGAACAGCGTGTCGATTGCGATAAGCAAGGTGACTGTCAGTGGGTAGAAAAGTTATCTCATTCGGATTGTCAACGAGTGAAATCAACCGAGCTATGAAAGAGCTGGCTGATTACAAACAAGAAATCCTTAGAAAAACAGAACTCCTCCGAGAGAAAGTAGCCGAACGGCTGGCTGATGAAGCGAAAAGCGGATTCAGCGGTGCAATCGTTGACGAGCTGATTCTCAAAGGAGGGCAAACTTCTCCACGACACGCACAAGTCGATGTGTCGGTTGACAACCGAGGGTCGGTTACTGTCGTTGTCGCAAGTGGTGAAGACGCTGTGTGGGTTGAGTTTGGTGCTGGTGTCTATCATAATGGCTCTCCCGGTTCGTCCCCTCACCCTCATGGTGCAGAACTGGGAATGACAATCGGTGGATTCGGTAAGGGTAACGGCAAAAAAGAGGTTTGGGGATTCTACGAAAATGGCGAATTGAAGCTGTCTCGTGGTACTCCGGCTCGTATGCCGATGGCTCTTGCAATCACTACCGTTTGTAATGATATTCAGTCTATCGCAAAGGAGGTGTTCGGGTGATTGACATTGAGACAGAGGTATTCAATATCGTGTCCGCAGAGGTACGAAAGAAATACCCGAAAATCTATATGACTGGCGAATATGTCAAGTCTCCACCTTCCTTTCCTTGTGTTTCTCTCATTGAGACAGACAATCAAGTTTATCGTAACACTCGAGATTCCGGGTGTATCGAAAACCACGTACAGGTGCTTTACGAGGTGAATGTCTACTCTAACAAAATGAGCGGCAAGAAAACTGAATGTAAAGCAATCATCGCTCTCATTGATTCCAAGATGGAAGCACTCGGTTTCACACGAACCCTTATGAACCCTGTTCCCAACGAGGAAGACGCAACAGTTTACAGAATGGTGGCTCGATACAGGGCTATCGTCTCTAAAAACAAAACTATTTATAGGAGGTAAACAACCATGGCTATTAACACTTACAAGATTTTTCTCATGCAGAAGAATACTACCGCATGGGAGAAGCTGATTGACATTAAGGAGTTTCCCGACCTCGGCGGTGCGCCGGAAATGCTGGAAACTACTACTCTGTCTGACAAAATGCAGACTTACATTCCGGGTATTCAGTCCCTCGATTCTCTTGAGTTCACTGCGAACTACACTCTCGAGGAATACAAGAAGCTGAAAGCACTGGAAGGTGCGGAGAAGGAGTTCGCCGTTTGGTTCGGTGGTACGGAAGCTGGCGATGTCGTCACTCCTACTGGTGACAGCGGTAAGTTTAAGTTTAAAGGTTTTCTGTCTGTTTATGCTAACGGCGGCGGCACGAACGAGGTTGTCGAAATGACTATCACTATCGCTCCGTCCTCTCCTATCAGCATGGACGCAGAGTAAGAAAAAATAAGGAGGATAAATCATCATGGCAAAGCAGTTGAAATTCACTTTCGAGGGTAAAGAATATGTCCTTGAGTTTACTCGCAGAACGGTTACGGAAATGGAGAAGAAGGGCTTCATTGCGGCAGAGGTCGAGCAGAAACCTATGACCAATCTCCCGGCACTGTTTGAAGGTGCGTTCCTTGCACATCATCGTTTCGTGAAGAAGGAAGTTATCAACGAAATTCTCTCTCACATGACGAACAGAGAGGAACTTATCGGTAAGCTTGCAGAAATGTATAACGAACCGATTATGGCACTGGTCGAAGAACCCGAGGAATCCGAGGGAAACGTAAGCTGGACAGCGAGTTGGTAAGTGATTCGCTGTTGACAGATGAATCCGCTAACGAGGGGAGCGAGCGTGAGAATCGCTCTGCTCCCCCTTCTTATTCGGAGATTTTTCTTGCTAAGTTCCCCTATTACTTATCAATAGGCATGACGGAAGAACAATACTGGGATAGAGATTCCACTCTCGTGAAGTCCTACCGCAAAGCGGAGGAATTTCGCAAAGAGAGGGTTAATCAAGAAATGTGGTTACAGGGTATGTACATTTATGACGCTATTTCTCGTCTGTCTCCGATTCTTCGTGCTTTCGCCAAAAAGGGAACTAAAGCCCAACCTTATGTTGAGGAAGCATATGCCATCACTAAAAAGACGATGGAGGAAGCAGAACTCAAGAAGGAAAAGGCTAAGTCTGATAAGGGTCTGCGCTATATGCAAGCGTATATGGTACAGGCAAATAAGCAGTTACAAGAAAGGAAGTGAGTATTATGCCTACTACAATTGAACAACTCGAATTGGAAGTTCAGTCGAGTTCCACCTCGGCTGTCGCTGGTATAGACGCTCTTTCCGCTTCTTTGTCCAAAGTCAAAAATGCAATTAAGGGCGGTATCGGATTAACAAGCGTTGCAAATCAAGTACGCAATCTCGATTCCGCCCTTAAAAGTATGGATAGTTCCGGGGCAAACAAAATTGACAAGCTCGCTTCCAGTTTGGATAAATTGAGAGGTCTCGGCAGTCTCAAAATTTCGTCTTCCATCGGAAATCAGCTTCAAAATATCGGCAGTGCCGCCGCTTCCCTCACTGATGTAGATTTCAGTGCTATGGAGAAGCTGGGTACAGCACTTCAACCGTTGAACAATCTGAACGCTTCCGGGCTAAAGTCCACTATCAATGCGCTCAATAAGTTACCGAAGCTGACAGACATCCTCGACAACATGGATATGACTAAATTCACCAACCAGATTCAACAGTTGTCTACAGCTCTTGCTCCGTTGACGAATCAGCTTAATGCTGTGACTGCGGCGTTCAGTCGTCTTCCTACGAACATTCAGAGAGCTATTACCGTCACGAACAGAATCTCGCAAGAGAACAATAAAGCGACAAATAGTTACATGAATCTGTATGCCAAAATCAAAATGGCTATGGGCGTTGTTCGTAATGGTGCAAGAGTAATTGCTTCGTGGATAACACAGTCCAACCAGTACATTGAGGATTTGAACCTGTTTACCGCTTCTATGGGTAAATACACGGAGGAAGCACAGAACTATGCTGAAGCAGTCAGCGACGTTCTCGGTATCGACCCGGGTGAGTTCATGCATAATCAAGGTGTGTTCAACACCATCATTAGCGGTTTCGGCGTGGCGAGCGATAAAGCGAACCTTATGTCCAAAAACCTCACACAGCTCGGCTACGACATTTCTTCGTTCTTCAACATTCCGTTTGAGGACGCAATGCAGAAGTTACAGTCGGGTATCTCGGGTGAGCTTGAGCCGCTTCGTAGACTGGGTTACGACCTGTCTGTTGCAAGACTGCAAGAGGAAGCTCTTGCTCTCGGTATCAAGAAAAAGGTCTCTGCTATGACACAGGCTGAAAAGTCGCAGTTGCGCTACTACGCAATTATGACACAGGTAACCACCGCTCAAGGCGATATGGCTCGTACTCTGAACGCTCCGGCAAACCAGATTCGTATTTTAAAGGCACAAGTTACGCAGTGTGCAAGAGCTTTGGGTAATATCTTTATTCCCATGCTCAACGCCGTTATACCCTATGCGATAGCTCTGGTGAAGGTTGTCCGTATGCTGGCAGACTCTATCGCAAGTCTATTCGGATTCACATTCCCGGAGGTAGATTATTCCGGCGTTTCTGCTGGTGCTACTGCGGTTGGCGATTTGGCTAACAACGCCGAGGACGCTTCCGATGGGCTGAGTAAAGCCGGAAAAGCGGCTAAGAAGCTGAAAAATGCTCTGCTCGGTATTGACGAGCTGAACATTCTGTCTAAAGACGATAGTTCCAGTGGAAGTGGAAGCGGTGGCGGTGACGGCTTGGGTGCTGGTATCGGTGGTGGAGATTTAGGCATTGACCTTCCTACCTACGATTTCCTCGGTGACGCAATCACTTCTAAGGTTGACGAAATCGTTCAGATGATTAAGGACGCTATGTGGGAGATTACTTCCGTTATCAGTACATTTCTGTTGGCAATCGGTACTATCCTTGTTGTCACAGGTGCAAACCTTCCTCTCGGAATCGGTCTCATGGCCGTTGGTGCTGTCGGTTTGGCGGCTTCGGTAATGGAGAACTGGAACGGAATGTCGGAACGGTTGGCGAGGGTACTTACTCTCGTTACTGGAGTGTTGGGTGGCTTCCTGTTGGCTATCGGTGCTTTCCTTGCATTTTCGGGTGTCAATGTACCGCTCGGTGCTGGTCTCATAGTGGCTGGTGCGGCGGCTCTCGGTACAGCAGTAGCTATTAACTGGAAGTCCCTCAACGGAGACCTGTCAAACGCTCTGTCCATTCTCATGGCAATCGTGAGCGGTGCGTTACTGGCGATGGGTGCTTTGTTCGCTTTTACTGGCGTTGACATTCCTCTCGGTATCGCATTGATGGCGGCTGGTGCTGTTGGCATGGTTACGGCAATCGGTCTTAACTGGGATTCGATGTCCGACCCTCTCCGTAGGACAATCGGTATGCTTACAGCCATTGTTGGAGGTGCTTTACTGACATTAGGTGTAATTCTCGCTGTGGCAGGACTCGTTCCTCTCGGTGTTGCAATGATTGCCGCTGGTGCTATTTCTGTCGTTTCGGCAGTAGCCTTGAACTGGAACTCCTTAACAGGTAATGTTCAAGGCTCCGTACTAAGCATAGTGGCTATCGTGAGTGGTGCTTTAATCGGTATTGGTGCAATCCTCGCTCTTACAGGAGTTGCAACCGGGTTGGGTATTGGGATGATTGCCGCTGGTGCTGTCGGTCTTGCCGCAACGGTCGGATTGAATTGGGATACTATGCCGGACAATATCAAAAAGACTATTACGAAGATTCTTCTTGTTGTTGGGGCGGCTTCCATTGCCATAGGTATGATTCTTGCTTTCACAGGAGCTGCAACTCCTCTCGGCGTAGGTCTTATCCTTGCTGGGGCAGCTGCTCTCGGTACGGCTGTAGCCCTTAACTGGGACACTTTGACAAACAAGCTTAAGAGCGTAACGACTAAGGTACTTGAGATAGTTGGTGCGGCGGCTCTTGTAATCGGTATCATTCTTGTTTGTACCGGGGTTGGTATTCCTCTCGGTATCGGATTGATATTATCGGGTGCGGCGGCTCTCGGTACAGCAGTAGCTATTAACTGGGAAACTATAAAAAACAAAATCACGGAAGTTTTTACCAAGATTAAATCAATGGGTGGTTCTCTCGGCAAACTCGCTATTGGTCTCATACTGTGTTTAACAGGTGTTGGTATACCTCTTGGTCTTGCTCTCATTGCTGATGGGGTCAAAGACTTCGCTACTGGAAAACCCGTTAGCTGGGATTCGATGGTGAGCGGGATTAAGGAAGCTCTCGGAAATATATCTGACGAGTGGAACAAATTCAAAAATAAAGTCAAGGACAGCGAGCCTGTTCAATTCCTTGCCGAAGTTAAGAGCAATGCTTCGGAATGGTGGAATGGTATTGTAGAGCTTTTCTCACCAGCTATCGACTGGTTTTCTGAATTATTTGGTAGTATCTTTCAAACAATCTCTGATATTTTTTACAATATAGGCGTTATCGCAAGTGGTTGTTGGGAAATCATCAAGACGGTTTGGGGTATCGCTTCCGAATGGTTTAGCGAACATATCATAACACCAATTGCTACATTCTTCTCGAATATGTGGAACGGTATTAAAGATGGAGCAATTACCGTCTGGAACGGTATTGAATCCGTGTTTTCTGTCGTTGGCAATTGGTTCAACGAAAACGTTATTCAGCCTGTGGCTGGCTTCTTTACTGACCTATGGGACGGCTTTGTCAAGGGCGCAAAAAAAGCATGGGACGGTGTTAAATCTGTGTTCAGTACGGTGGCAACATTTTTCAGCGATACTTTTAAGAAAGCTTGGCAGGGTATTGTTAAAGTGTTTTCTCCTGCAGGAAAGATATTTGTTGATATTAAGGACGGTATTGTATCTGCGTTCAAGACCGTTGTAAATGGGATTATAAAAGGACTAAACAAAGTAGTTTCCATCCCATTCAATGGAATTAACGCCGCTCTCAAAAAAATCAGAGATGCAGAAATTGCGGGTTGGCAACCTTTTTCAAGTCTACGCACAATTACTGTACCGCAAATCCCTCTCCTTGCCGAAGGTGGAATTATTACGCCGAAAAATGTTCCAAAGTATGCGAGAGGAGCAAGTCTTCACGGTTCTATGTTCGTTGCTGGTGAGAGCGGTGCAGAGCTGGTGGGTCATGTGAATGGCAATACCGAAGTCCTCAACCGTTTTCAGATGGGACAGATTATGCACAGTTCTATCATTGCTGGTATGGCTCAGTTCCTCCCCGTTTGGAAGACGCTCAACAACACCTTGGTTACGAGTGCAAACGCTATTATTCAGTCTGTCCTTGTAAGCGCGGAAGCTGTGAACTCCCACCTTGCTACTCAAGTAACCTATGACCCCTCGAATATCCTTTCGCAGTCCGTCTATGACGAGACTGAGAGGATTTACGGAAATTCTTGTGATGAAAGCGCGATGGCTTCTGTCTTACGTGAAATCACTACGGACGCTAATAACGAACAAAACGCGCTTCTTCGTGAACAGAACAACTTGCTCAGACGTTTACTTGAGAAAGACCAAACCGTAAGAGCTGTTATTACAGCAGGCGATGTTGTTGACGGTCTGAACCGTAAGAACCGTCGAGACGGTAAAGTTACCGTCCCTGTAGGATAAGGAGGTACAACGTATGGAATTTAACCCTATTAAAAGTGTAGACGGAAAAACTTGTCGCTGTCCCTCCTCTTATCAGTGGAAGCTGGCTGACGTGTCAGCTTCCGACGCAGGGCGAACAGAAGATACGGTAATGCACAAAAATCGTATAGGTCAAACTGTGGGAATAGAGCTGTCGTGGAATAACATATCGACACAAGAAGTTTCCGCTATTCTTAAAATGTTTAACCCCGAATACATTACCGTATGCTATCTGGACGCAATGGAGGGCGACTACATAACTAAAGTGTTTTACGTCGGAGACCGTACCGCGCCGCTATATAACACTCGTATGGGTCTTTGGCAGAACGTGTCTTTTGATTTAATCGCAAGAAAGGGATGAGAGAGAATGTATAAAGTCTCGCAAGAAGTCATTAAGCTTTTTAACAGCGGGAAAAAACAGGTAGTTGATATACAAGTAAAGCCAATCAGTGGTGAACCTTTAACCCTCTCGTCCTCCGACATCACGAATGGCGGATTTTCGGTAGATAGGTACTCTGTTACAGGAGATAAAATTGAAATAGGCTCAGTAGTCTCGGCAGAGTGCGACATTGCACTTGATAACAAAGACGGTCGATTTGACAATGTAGTCTTTGAGGGAGCGGAGCTTGTTGTCAAGATTGGAATTAAGGATTGGGACGATAGCACAGCGGATATGCACTATGTGCCTTTAGGTGTGTTCATAGTGGACGCACCTCCCCGAGCCTTGAACACCATATCTATAACGAGCCTTGACAGAATGGCGCACTTTGACCGAACCGTATCTGACGCAGATTTAGCGGAACTGTTCTACAACGCCCCCACCATAGCGGAGCTTCTTGTCAGATTATGCAACATATGCGCAGTATCTTTATCTACTACTCCGAGCACTCTTCTTAACTCCGATTATATAGTTACAGAGAAGCCTACTGATGAGAACTTGACATATCGACAGATATTAAAGTGGATATGCGAGATTACAGGTACTTGCGGTTATATGGACTGGGACGGTAAACTCCGGCTTGAGTGGTACAACAATCAATCCGACATAACTATAACCCCCTCTATACGTTACAGTAGTGACGTAGCAGAGAACGATATAACTCTGTCGGGCATTGAAGTTGACGTAACCGACAATGAAGTATACCAAACTTCACCTTTTACAGACGATTACGCCATTGCTATATCCGATAACAGTCTCATCTCGAACGGTGAGCCAGTCGCAAGCGGTCTGTCACAGCGAGTAGGTCTTACCTATCGTCCTTTTTCAGCCAAAATAAAATCCGCTCCATACCTGTACCCTATGGACGTTGTTGCTTTTCAAACCAAAGTACCGGACGGAGACACCATAGACACAGAGTCTGACGCGGTTCTGACGACCGAGGACGGAGTTAAGCTAACCACCGAGGATTACAGCGAGAGCAAGAGCGTAACTACTATATTAACTAATGTTAATTATATGCTGAACGGTGCTACCGATATATCTGCTAAAGGGGAAACACAGGCACGTGGTGGTTACGCCGCCCAAGGTAGCCTTACGCCTCAACAAAGACTGATAATCAAAAAGCAACAGAAACAGATAGCTAAAACCGCTTATGACCTCTCTACACAGGAGAAAGCTACGGATTACCTCAACAACGCCGCTGCTATGTCGTTAGGTTTGTTTCATACGGAAGTGACAGACGATACAGGCGCAATAACGTACTATTGGCACGATGCAAAAACTCTTGAAGAGTCACAGTACATATGTATGAGGAACGCGGCAGGCTCTTTCACAACGTATAGCGGATGGAACAACGGTTCGCCCGTATGGGGTTCCGGGACAGACAAGTACGGTAACGCTCTATTCTCTCTGTTAGCTACTATAGGTATTCAAGCTGAGTGGATTAAAGCGGAGAGTATTACTACAGACAAGATGTCTATAGGTCAGCCGGAACGCGGAACTAACCTTGTATTAGATTCGTCTTTTGAGGCTAACGCATTGTACTACGATGTTACTCTTAACAAGTTGGGAGAAGCTGTAGACTATGAACATAACGAGTATTGGAACTTTGCAAAGTGTGGATTAGGTGATAATTATGACCCCATCCCGTTCGCCGGAGTAGACGGACATTCGGGGGAAGCCCCTCGCGAGGGAGCTGGATTTGACAACGGCAAAGCCCACATTGATACCTTTATAGGCAGAAAGAGTGAGTTAAGTGCTGTGAGTGATAACGCGTTCGGATATTCAACCCGTAGTCCTTTTCCAATTAACATTACTACACATTGTCTATCGTTTTATTACCGTATCAAAACTCACAAAACGGGTACTATATCGTCCTCAGCCACAGCTACCGGACAAATTCTTGTTAAACTGCAATGGCTCAACGAGCAAAAACAGGTGCTGAGCACGTCTATATGCCCCGTGACTTATACGGATAGCAATAACACCTTGTGGCAGAGAGTACACACCACAATTACCCCTCCGAATAGCACGGCTTACTGTAATCTGCTAATAGCCGCACATTGCGACAGTATTACCTCTACTGACGATAGTTCAGCTTACTTCGATTTGGACGGCATACTTTTAGAGGAGGGGTTAACGCTTAACAATTGGACGTGCTCCCTCTGAGGTCTCGCGTAACGGCGTATTGATAGACAGTAAGGGTCTTAATGTATCCGACGGTAAAATCAAACTAACTGACAGCGGTAAGCGAGATGTACTATATACGGATGGTAATCAGATACTCCAACACAATGGTGGCGTGACAATCGAAAAGTACAACCCTACACCTGATGAAGAGACAGGGAAAAAGGATGTAGCGTTGAGAATGTCTCTAAACCCTATCCAATTCAGCGATAGCGGACAAAGAGGTAGTGTATTAGGTGCAACGTTCGAGAGTTTTGATGAAAACGGAAGCGTAACGAACCTTGGGTACATAGGCATTAACAGCCCGACGGATAATTCGTCGGGGAGCTACAACGCTCATCCCGACGCTGATAAATATCGTCCAATCACGTTTGAATCCTCTAATGGGTTTGTTTTCGGAGATGGCAAAACCAAAGGCAATCCCATAATGACTGCGCCCACTATTCTTACATACGGAGAAAATTCTGATGAACTCACCGTGCCCGGTTATTATCATATAGAGAACAACGTTATTGCAGGCAGTATCTCTAACTTACCGAGCCTTAATGATGGCACTAAATATAATACAGCAGGGATTATCCGAGTCGAAGAAATAGGTCACACAAAATGGTTAGTGCAAACGTATTTTCCACAGATCACGAACACAGGGCGCGTGTTTATGCGCAGTGCTTCTTATGACGGCAAGGTGTATACGTGGGGCATATGGCATCAGTTTTGCGCTGGGGAAGATGAAGCTCCGATTATTAACGCTAAGCAGATTACCGCAGATGGCGGCTATATTTCGGACAACCTTATAATAGGCGGAACTTGCACGGCTGCGGCGTGGCAAACTACGTCAGACCGAGACAAAAAGAAAGATATACGTTCCGTTGATGAGATAAGTGCTGTTGCCAAGATTAACCAGTTACACTTCTATACCTACTCGATGAAAGGTAATGACACTC